CTCAGATATTGCAATTATGACGAATATTACCAAAATTGCAATGAGACGTGATCTGAGACTTGTTTTAAATGCTTTTGGTGATTATGAGATTTGTTTTGGAAATCAATTTCACATAAAAAATCAAAATGGATATAATATTAAATCATCTGGATTTAATATTTCGGGAATAAATGATACCTTATATATTGGAGATATCCCAAATTCGGATAATATTACTGGAAGTATCTTTTTCTTTAAGTTACAATCTTCCCAACCAGTAATTGTAAAAAGAAATGTTGGAAAAATTGATTATTTAAAGGGAGAAATAATACTATACCCAGTAAACATAAATTCCACACAAAAAACTTCATTTGATCAACCTATAATAGAAATTTCTGCTATTCCAAAGTCAAATGACGTAATTGGATTGCAGGATTTATATTTGCAACTAGATATTAATAGTGTTACATTAAACATGCTTTCTGATGAAATTTCTTCAGGTTCAGATATATCTGGATCCTCTTATAAATTTACATCAAGTTACACCAACGGAGACCTCGTAAGATTATAATAAAATGAAAGAAACCAGAATTAAAATCAGTTCAATCATCGACAATCAACTTCCACAATTTGTTAGAGAAGAATTTCCATTAGTATCGGAATTTTTATCTCAGTATTATATTTCTTTAGAAAATCAAGGTGGAACTAATGATTTACTTCAAAATATTGAGCAGTACGTTAAAGTTGACAATTTAGCAAACTTAATTGAATCTACAAATTTAAGTTCTGATGTTACTTTTTTTGATTCTACAATTAATGTATCTTCGACAGCAGGTTTTCCAGATTCTTATGGGTTACTATTAATTGATTCTGAAATTGTCACATACACTTCAAAGACTCCAACAACTTTTGATGGGTGTGTAAGAGGATTTAGTGGAATTAGTTCTTATGAAAGTAATGGCGATTTGGTTTTTTCAGAAACTTCAGTGGAAGAACACATTTCACCAACAACCGTAACAAATTTAAGTGTTCTTTTTCTAAAAGAGTTTTTTGCAAAAGTAAAGAAGCAAATCACTCCTGGATTTGAAGGTAGAGAGTTATATTCAGATTTAAATGAAAGATTATTTACAAAGCAAGCTGTAGATTTTTATTCTTCAAAGGGAACAGATAACTCTTTTAAAATTTTATTTGGAGCATTATATGGAGAAAATGTTGATATAATTAGACCAAGAGATTATCTGATAATACCATCAAGTGCCCAGTATAGAATTACTTCCGATCTAGTCGTAGAAAATATTGAAGGTAACCCAGAAGAGTTTATTAATGGTACGCTTTATCAGTATCAAAATTCGGATGAAATTTTAAAAATATCTCAGGGGACTGTTACTAAGGTCGAAAATATTATAAGAGGATCAAAAACTTATTACGTAATAAGTTTAGATTCTGATTATGATAAAGATATTGAGCCAAAGGGATCGATATATGGAAAATTTAAAATACACCCACAAACAAAAATTACAACAGAAATTATTGCCAATTCGACAACAATTGAAGTTGATTCTACTGTAGGATTTCCAGTATCTGATGGTTTATTGAGTATAGATCTTCCCAATGGATCTTCTTTAACTGTCCAGTATACTTCAAAGACATTGAATCAATTTTTGGGATGTACCGGTGTAGAACAAAACATACCAATATCAACAAAGGTAAAATATGATTATTTTTCATATGGATATTCAAATTTAACTGGTGAAAAGATAAAGGTTAGAATTCTTGGTGTTTTATCTGACTTAGAAATACCAGAAAATACTACATTATACTCAAATAACGATATTATTAAAATAAAGACCTTAGGAAAAGAATCTAAAGAACATAGAGACAATAATTGGTTTTTTAATATTCCGGTAAAATATGATGCAAGTTCCATAAGACTTTTGGATAGTTCAGACAAATCATATATTATCAATGTAGAAGAAGACCATATTTTTAGAGTGGGTAATTTAGTATCTTTAACCTCTTCATCTGGTTTGGAACAGATTGGAAATGTTATTTCAGTTGAAGATAAAAAATCTTTTAGTGTTCAATTTGGAGCAGAAAATTCTTTATTGGACATTTTACAGAAATATACAGTAAGAAAAATCGTAAATAAAGCGGAATTTGAAAATTACTCAATATCCAATCAATATACTTCTAATGTACAAAATGTTTATTTGGATAATGAGGAGTCATTATATGTTGCATCTCCTTCAATTCCATCATATTTGAATACACCTTTGGATATAAATGATCGTTCAGTCCAATTTAGTGGAACTTTTACTGGAAATACTTTAAAAATAGGAAATCATGGATTTTATACTGGAGATTCTGTAGTATATAAACCCACAACTGAAAATTCTTTAGGTATTTCTTCGGGAATTTATTTTATAAAAAAAGTTAGCGATACAGAAGTAAAATTAGCTAAAAGTAGAAGTAATATTTTTTCTGAAAACTTTGTATCTGTAAATGGAACTGTTAATAATGCTAAATTTGAACTTAAAAATTTTGTATTTAATGATTTAAGTACACAAAAATTAGAATCTCAGAAATTAATCAGAAAAATAAAAAGACCAGAAGTTGATGGAAATTTATATCAAACTAAAGCAGGATTGATTGGAATTTTTGTTAATGGTGTCGAGATTCTTAACTACAAATCTAGAGATAATATTTATTATGGTTCAATTGAAAGAATCGTAGCAACCTCTGGAGGATCTGGATATGATGTAATAAATCCACCAATTTTATCTATTTCAGACAAAAATGGTTCTGGAGCTAATGGATATTGCTCAGTTATTGGTGGGCTTGAAAGAATTGATATTTTAGATCCGGGATTTGATTACCTTGAGGAACCAAAAATTGAAATTATTGGTGGAAATGGGTCTGGAGCATCCGCAAAAGTAAATCTTGTGAGTTTTGACCATCAAGTTACCTTCAATTCAATTAGTTCTGCGGGATTAGTAAAATTAAATCCATTAAATCAAGTTGGATTTTCAAGTTATCATAAGTTTAGAGATGCGGAAGAAGTTGTTTATATAACAGACTCCCAAACTTCTGTTGGTGGGTTGTCCACAAATTCTACTTATTTTGTTTCTGTTAAAAATGAATTTAATGTAACTCTTCATAAGTCATTTGAAGATGCAGTTAGCGGCATTAATACTATTCAATTAACTTCATATGGCGAAGGAAATCATTCTTTCAAATCAAAAAATAAAAAAAGAAAAATTGGTTCAATTCAAATTGAGTCTAATGGACAAAATTATCAAAATAAACTAGTCATTGGTAGTGTGAGTGGAATAAATACTGCTTCCAATATTATCTCGATAAAAGACCATGGATATAATAATGGAGAAGTTATTGTATATAATGCAACAGAAGAACCTATAGGTGGATTATCATCTTCTACTTCATATTATGTAACTAAAATTGATAATGACCAATTTAAATTATCTCAACTTGGAATAGGAACTCTGGGAATTCCTACATCTTTTTATTTTGATAATAAAAAATATGTAGATTTAACTTCCAAAGGTGTGGGAGATCATAAATTTAACTACCCAGAAATTAAAGTAAGTGTAACAGGAAGAGTGGGAGTTTCTACACTATCTGGAAATAATTTTAATGCAATAATTCAACCAATTTTTAGAGGAGAAATTCAATCAGTATTTGTAGATAATGGTGGTTCAAACTATGGTTCAAATGAAATTATTAATTATAATGCACAACCACAATTTGATTTAAATTCTGGATCTGGAGCACAGTTAACTCCGATTATTTTAAATGGTCAAATTGTGGATGTTTTAATTCAAAGTCAAGGAAGTGGATATAATTCTCCACCAAATCTTATAATCAATGGTGATGGAAAAGGAGCACTACTATCACCAGTATTATCTAATGGTACTTTGGTAGAAGTTATTATAATTTATGGTGGATCTGGGTACTTTCAAGCAAGCACATCTATTGTAGTAAATTCATCAGGTTCTGGAGCAAAATTAGAAGCGGGAATAAAATCTTGGAATATTAACCTAGTAGAAAGATTGATTAAGTCTCAACAAATAACAAAAGATGATGGAATTATATCCAATGGTATAAAGGATACTTATGGACTTCAATATACCCATGCATATGCGCCAAGAAATTTAAGATTTTCTACACAGGCAACTAAGTTTGAGGATGGGGAAATAAAATATATTCCGGATTTAATTATTTTAGATGGGAAAGAACTATCCCCCAATGAACTAGGCGGATCAAATGCTCACTCTCCTATTATTGGTTGGGCTTATGATGGAAATCCGATTTATGGGCCTAATGGATTTTCTTCAAAAACTGGAGGGTCTATTAGAACTCTAAAGTCTGGATATTCTCTAAGAAGTGATTTGGATGTTCTAGTTTCTTCAAGACAAAGACCCAATTATCCAAATGGATTTTTTGTTGAGGATTATATTTATCTTGAAGATGGGGATTTAGATGAGTCTAATGGAAGATTTTGTATTACACCAGAATACCCAAATGGCGTGTATGCATATTTTGCAACTATTGAGAGTGAAAATGTGGAAGAATCCGGACCATTTCGGAATTATAGGGCACCAAAATTCCCATATTTAATAGGAAATACGTATAAATCAAAACCAATCGAATTTAATTTCAAAGTAGATTCCAATCAAGATGATATTGATATCAATAAAACCAATTGGAAGAGAAATACTACTCCATATGATATTTTTTCATATGAGTATTTGTTAAGTCCGAATCAAATAAAACAGCAAAACTCTAAAATAAAGAGTGTTTCAACTGGATCTATTGAATCTGTAAAAGTTGAGAATGGTGGAGAAAATTATAAAATAGGAGATGAAATTGTTTTTACTAGTCCAAATGGATTTGGAGCAAAGGCCAAAGTTTCATCATTAAAAGGAAAGGAAATTTTCGATGTTGAAGTTTCTACGTCAACACTAAACAATTTTACATTTTATCCATATAATAATAAATTTATTGGATTTTCAACTGTTCCTCACAATTATCTTGATAATGATTTGGTAACATTTGTAGGAATATTTGACTATAAAAAATCAGGAAATATAACGGTACAAAATAACAAATTAGTTTTATATGTTGGTGTTGGATCTGCCCAACATACTGGAATTGTTACATATTTCAACGTATCTGGTAATTTACAATATCCAATAATTAGAGAGAATGATATATATCAAATTGGAGATGAGCAAGTTAAAATTTTAAATATTGATCGCCAGGCATCAAGAATTAGAGTTATTCGCAATCAAAATGGAACTATTGGATTAACTTCTTATTCAGCGGGATTTGCTCTTACTGAAAGGTCTAATAAGTTGCAATTTAATTTTGGCATTTCAACGTCATATAACTTTGATATTGATAGAGAGATTTATTTTGATCCCAAAGAATCTATTGGTTTGGGAACAGTTTCTGGGGTTGGAATTGTTAGTACACTTTATTTTTCAAATATAGGCGTTGGAATTACTCAATTAACAATTCCAACTCAATCAATTTACATTAAAAACCACAATTTAATCACTGGAGATTCTTTAACATACTCCGCAAATGGAGGGACTCAGGTTTCGGTTTCTACTGACGGAAAATCTAGTTTTTCGCTCTCTGAAAATTCAATAGTTTATGTCGCAAAAATTTCCAATGATCTTATTGGAATATCAACTGTTAGAGTTGGATTGGGATCGAATGGAACTTTTGTTTCTGTAGGTTCAACGATAGAAAGTCAAATTTTATATTTTACTTCGGTTGGTACTGGGAACACTCATAGTTTTGTAACAAATTTAGAAAATAATCTTCGTGGGGATATAACGAAAAGCGTAGTAACAGTCACAACTACAGAATCTCATGGACTATCTCTGCAGGATAACATTAGTATTGGTGTAAAATCGGGAGTTTCTACTACTTTTGTAGTGAAATATAATGATTTTAATAGAAGATTGATAATAAACCCAAGAAATTTTGCTAGTGTAGATACTTCAAATGGAACTATTATAATTAATAACCATGGATATAAAACTGGGCAAAAGGTAGTATACAATGCAGCAACCCCTTCAGTTGGATTATCCAACAATCAGATTTATTATGTTGTAGTTGTAGACCCTAACAAAATTAGACTTTCTACCAGTTATTATCAGGCAATAAAGTCAACCCCAGAAACTATCATTATTGGGTCATCTCAACCAGGTATTTTATCGCAAATTAATCCTTTATTAAACTTTGTAAGAAATCAATCTATATTATTCGATCTTTCGGATTCTTCATTATCTTTTTCAAACAACGGCATAGTATACTCAGCATTTGACCTAAGATTTTATAGTGATTCGGAGTTTATTAACGAATTTGATTCTACAAAATCATCAAAGATATTTGAAATAGTAAGGGAGGGAAAGGTTGGAATAGATTCCACAGCAAATATTAAAGTAAACTTAAACGATAATTTTCCAAATGAACTGTATTATAAATTAGTTCCTATCAATTTACAGATAAACTCAAATATTAAAAAAGATATCATAATTGATGATGAAGTACCCGGATTTAATAAAATTTCTTTAGTTAAAAGTGAATATAGTGGCAATTATTCTATTGTTGGAATTTCATCAACTACTTTCGCATTTAACATTTTAGATATATCTGAAAGAATATCTCCCGCCCAAGATTTTGAGTATTATGTTCAAAAATCATCAACATCAAATGGATCCATTAATGAAAT